CCATCTTAGGATATAAGGCTGTATTCAATGGCCTCAAGGCGTTGGCAACAAATCAGGGTGCAATCACTGGGCTAACACTCAAAGAGACATACAACCTTCTTGGGGCGTTAACGCTTGATCCTGCAAACTTTACTATTGACCCAAGTAGGCCGGGCCGTGAGCGTGTTCGTGTAGCTACGGACATGATGAAGCGTGCATTCGGTCACCACTACATTAACGAGCTTCAGGAGCATATGTCTGTTGCTGCTGCTGATGCGAAGTGGAGGCTATGGAATCAGGGTGAGGTAAGCAAGCAGGATAGCGCATTCCTTAAAAACAATCTTGGGTTCTCCGAAACTGATATTGAACTGCTTATGCGCCCGAAGAAGAATCGTCCTATCACGGATGCAGAGCAGGATGCAAGACTAAGGTTCCTTCGCCGAGTGGCACAGTACCTTACATCGGCAAAGCTATCAAAGGGACATGACTCACTTGCTGCCAACACCCGCTGGTTTGGAGAAGTATTCCCCTTCATGAGTTACGGCATGAAGAAGGTTGCAAGAATGAAGGATATGTTTGACGGCGTGAAGAAGGCGTACGAGGCTGGGCGAAAGGATAGCCCAGATAACTTCTCTGCCGCCATGAAAGCTATGAAGTCATCCGAGTCCTACCTATTTGGGCGCGTACTTGGATCAACCGTATCACAGGGTGCATTAGCGTATATGCTTCTTGGCCTTGCCTTTGGTGGAACCACAGGGCTACACGCAGCAATTAACGAGGCAACGGACGAGCCTGTAAAGTTCATGTTTGACTCGTTCCTTTACTCTACGCTTACCGGGCCTTTTGCTGCAATCGCAAGGTACTCGCAAGACCCTGATCAGCACCCAGCTATTGCCTTCTCTAAGGCTACATTCCCCGGCATGGTGCTTGATGAGATACACAAGTTTGCAAGTGGTCAGGGTATTTACAAGGATCAAACATTAGCCGAAAGGGTTAGCACATACTTTACACGGCGCATCCCTGCTGCCGCCCCGCTTGCTACAGCTATGTCTGTTGTCGGGCTATCAGATCGTGACCCTGCACTTGAAGGTTCGATCCGTGCTTATTGGAAGTGGCGATACGATGAGTTTCCTCCCGGCCAATTCAAGACTGGGTACATGGAAGAAGAGCATAAGAAGTTTAGGCAGTATATGCGTAGGGCAATGAGCAATATCAGGCAGGGCCGTGATCCTCGCCAGAATATCAACAACGCTATTGCTGTTAAGGATGGCGATACGAAGAGTGCGATCCAATCCATTCGTACGCGCAGGCTTCTTTACGGTCTTGAGCCTGAACAGCTTGAATCACTTCGTTCAAGGGTTGGTGATAGTGCGTATCAGAAACTGGTGGACTACGACAACATCCTTACAGGATGGGCTGAGGCTATTGGCGGTGGATTTAAGGAGGAATAATGGCTACAGCAGGTAGATTACTTAATGATTTCGAGACGCAAGAGCCAGTAAGTACGGCATATACGGATAGCGTTACATCGCTACTACCTTCAAGGACTGAAGTGCCAGTGACATGGAGGTCTTTCCAGCGGCAAGACGAAGAGTTTATGAAAGACCCTATCAGGTCTGGCGTACCAGAACCGGGTCTTGAGCCAATGTATGGTGATGAACTTCTACTTGCAGGCCCAGCAATGTATGCTGCTGGTGAGCTTATGAGTCTTACACCACGCTTATTGGCAAATAGTGCGTTAAGAGGTGGTGCAGCAAGAACTGCCGGTGAGAGACTTATGGAATCTCCAGTTGGTCGTACTGTAATGCGAAGGTTTGCAAACACTCCTGTTGGAAGAGAGACTGCTGAAAGGATTTACGCAGGTATTCCAGTAGTAGAGAAGCAGGGTGCGCTTAACAGCGGTGGGGCAGCTACAAGCAGTACAGTTGCAGACGTCTTAGGCAAGGTTCCTGAGCCGATATTCGGTGTTAAAATGTTGCAGCCACCACAGTATAATGAGATGGTTAGGTATGGAGTTGATCCTGAGTTTGCTAAAGACGCATGGAGAGCTTGGGATAGTGTGGTCAATGAAAATTTCCGAAGTAACACATTTAAGGAGGGTATACCCGATACGAGAATACCAGAGTATAGGGAGCCAAGCAATGAATGGGTAGCTAGGGCTGAATTAGGATTACGCCAAAGGTTTGACTATGAGGGGAAAAATCCTATATTTGAGTTCCAATATGGTGGAACATCTGGTCGGGGAACGGCTGCTTATTATATGCCAGCAACCAATACAATAGGGTACACACCATATGGCGTGTTTCAGCCTACGGATGAGTATAATAACACATGGAGGCATGAGTTTGGTCACCATATTGCTATGAGTGATGCAACAAGAAATGAACATTCACTAACAATGCAAGACTATATCAATGTTATACTCCCGAATGAAATGCCTGATGAGTTCATTAGAAGGCCAGACATTGGAAAACTTTCTCACGGTGAAGCACTTGTTGAATACTGGAAAGAACAGGGGTTGATTGATGATCCTATGTATAAGCATATCCAAGACAAGCGTATACCTCAGAAATGGAATGCAGACCATATAAGGGGAGAGATACCATCAACACTCGCGGAGGCAGATACTATCCCATATGCGATTGGGAAAAACCTCATTGAGCTTTCAGCCCCTCTTACTGTAGAAGGTGTGCGGCATAACCTAAGAGTAGGTAAGGATCGCTTATGGAGTGGTGAAGCTAAGATGCCTAATCCCGGATTGGGTCATAATAGAAGATATATAGAGTATCAAGAGAAGCCGGTTGGCAATAACATAGGATACAGAGAACCACCGATACCTAGAGGCCGAGGAACGGCCCAAGGTTTTGTAGATAAGCACAATAGGATAGCTAAATATGATGCTGCCCAACTAGCAAAGAACGAGCCGTGGCGATTTGAAACTAGAGAATGGGTTCAGAAGGCAAGAGATATGTATGAGAAAGGCGATAGGGACTGGTTAAAATACGCACCAGATGCGATAAGCGACTTCTATATAAACTATGATGAAGAAGATCGTGGTTACTTAGATAAGATGGTAAGAGAGATGTTCGATAGTTACCTCAAATAAAATAGGGGGCGTTAAGCCCCCTTATCTTTTACACTCTGTCTAATCACCGGATCGGTTTTGAGTGCCTCGTACAGGTCTGCATTCTGTTCTGGATGGTCTGCCGGAATAGCCTTTAGCAGCTTCCACAAGTGCAGTTTAGCAGCCCTGATCTCATCCGTTGTCTGCTTCATCATCTTCGTTAGACGGCACGGGCAGCAGCCAATGCCACCAGAATAGCGTCCAACTCTTCCCACCGAAATGCTCCAGCCATACGCAGCGGAAGTTCCGGCCCCTTACCATGCACCATGAGCGATACACCTTCGCTGTTCGCCCATGTGTTAACTGTCACGCTCATGTCACCAGCATCAAGAAAAATTTCTTTGCTGTCAGCCTTGAATGTTTCGAGTTTCATGTGTCCTCTTCTAGCTCGGTAACTCGTGATTCATATCTCATCGGACACCTCCATGCAGAAAAGTCCACAACTGATATTCTCGGCTTCGTACCTACCAGCGTCTTCCGGCAGTTCGTCCAGGAAGACACGCTGCCGTTCACCGTCTTCTCCGTAGCTCTTGCATATCGCAGCGTTCAGTTTGCGCTCCAGCTTCGCCATACGCTCGAAGACTTCAGGGAAGTCGCGTCTAATCTTATTCCAATACCCAGCCCCGCCTTTCGGGCATCCGATGCAGTTGTTATTCCGATATCCAAGTCGATAGAGTTCCGGCAGTTTGATCCCCGCATCTTCCAGAATCGCAAGGCAGTTGCCCTTGCTCAGTCCGCGTTCGATCAGTGGTGCTTCGATGATCCGTTCCATATTGTTCGCTTTCCACCTGGCAAGCCGGTGCTGCTCTTCTATGGTATAGCCGAATACTTCAACCGTGCCAATACCGAACTTCTCGAACAGCAGATTCTCGGCTGGCTTGCGCTTCAGTTCAGCCGTGCAAGGTGCGCCTTGCACTCCTGCGATATACCGGCGCTCTTCCCAGACTTCCCAAGTGTCGCGGTAGCGGTCTGAACGAATCACCCGGATATCCTGTCCGAACCACTGCTCGCAGTCTTTCAGGAAGCGCAGGCTGTCAGGGTGCTCGCTTCCGGTGTCTTGGTAGATGATGTCCGCGTTGGGATGGTCGCATAAAGCCAGCTTCGTGGCGACCGCGCTGGCTGCGCCGCAGGAAAACCAACAGACAGCCTTCCCATTCCTGCGTATTTTTTCACTCATCACTAACCCTCTTGACTTTTCGACCACAAATGTTTTGTAAGAAAAAGTATAGGTTTTTTCTTACAGAATTAAATGTACCAGCGAGACTCGTTCTTGACATGGCTAACCGACTTAGTTTCTACAATCTCTGACAATCCATCTACAATCTCAGGTAGCTGCGACGGCATGAATGTTAGTGCCATAATTACAGGCAGTAAGACTTCATACGCTACTGTGTCAGTTGATAGATCATCGGTTAATTCAATCACCGTCTTCGATGTCGATGTCTCCACCGTCACTTTGTACATCGGAATCCCCTCGCCCAAAGCCCAACTGTTTTCCTGATCCATGAACCAAATCCTCCAGCTTGTCAATCTTTGAATCCTGCAAGACGAATGGCCCCTCAACCACCGTCATGCCCAACCGTCCCATTAAGCTGCCAATGATGTCGTTAAGTCTTTCAACTTGACCCTCGACAGCGTTAAGCCTCCCCTCCAGTTCCCTTATCCATACTGTATCCATCACGCTCCCATCCTGTCCCTTTAAGTCTGGCTGAAGACCAGCTAATCATTCTGACCATTCTTCCACCACATTCACCACATTCGCATGACTCAGGAATGTTCTTCCCGCTCATCAAGAACTCTTCCTTCTTGCCGCATTGCTCACACTTATACTCAAAGAGTGGCATAGTCCAGGTCATCCTCAACTAATGTTGGCGTGGTATCCGTAACCTTGTAAGGGTCACAATCCTCTTCGACAACATGGCGGTCAAGTTCGTCAAGCACAGACATGGCAAACTCAATCAGATTGCAAAGGCTAACAGTCACCTTCCACTCTGTATTGTTCTTCCTGTGCATAACTACAGGGATATTCTCCCCAGCATCCTTTGAGGATTGCGCCATTGCTGCGTCAAGGTTCAGCTTTTCTACCCGCTTGCACTCGATATGAACACCACGGATAGCGTTCTTAATGTCGGGAGAGTCTGGACTCCCTGAGTGCTGCTGTCCCCTTTCAGCATTAACGAACCCATGAAGACGAAGAGCTTGGGCAAGCTCTCGCTCGCCCCTTGCTCCCTTATCCCTACTATTGATTGTCATTTTCCGCTACTCCCCAGACCACCTTCACCTCGTTCGCTATCGCCAAGCTCATCGACTTCTTCAAAGGTTGTTTCATAGACCTTCTTCAAGCAAGCCTGAGCAATCCGGTCACCTTCATGCACTTCATACTCGCTGCAATGTGCGCTGATCAAGGTCATCAACACCTTAACTTCACCCCTATAGCCACTATCAATTGTAGCTGGTGAGTTAGGCAGGGTGATGTTAAACTTTGAAGACAGTCCTGATCGTGGGCGAATCTGCATCTCCCACCCTTCAGGGATCTCAAAGGCCAGTCCGGTGTGAACAGCCGTAGCCCTGCTTGAACTTATCCATGTGCCTTCAGAGCAGTACAGATCAAAGCAAGCGTCACCTTCATGGGCGAAGGTAGGAACCTTTGCATTTTCTGTCAGCTTCTTAACCCTAAGCTGCGGCATTGCGACCATCCTCATTATACTCACGAATAGCCGCCTTGTACTCTTTCCAGAAATGTTCAACAGGATCATAGTCGTTCCTGTCGTAATTGAAGTAGGGCATCACAATTTCAAATACATAGTTGTGCATGACAGAAACAGTCATCAATTGAGTGCCACCAACATCCTCAGACCACCAGATTCCAGTAATCAACGGAAGCTCCGGGGCAATGTCGATCAAGAACCTGAACCTTGCGATACTTTTCAGATGCGTAACAGAACGCATAATGTCATCGCTGAAGCCGACTTCGCAGCTAACCATAGTGTCCATCACTTTTCTCCTTTGCGTGTCTTAGAAACGCTATTAGGGCTATCTGTGGCGAAGATAGAATCTATCTTCCCTTCCAACTCGTCTAACTTGTCAAGCATCTTTATGATGTCTGAGTCAAATGCTGTCCTTAATCCCATCTTCAGGGCGTGCTTTAGGCTTGAGGTATAGCCTGAATCCCAAGTAATGACAGGCTTCTTTGTCTTCTTACTGAACCCCATCCTTGCAGTAAGCACGACATAGTTCCGTTCAGCATCCTTCCTGATCTTCAGGATGTCGCTTACTTCCCATTCAATTGGATATGAAGGAGGAGTATTCAAGCTGCTCTTCGAGGTCTTGACAGAAGGTTCTCCACTCGGCGAGCTTGTGTCTTTTCCTTTGCCCATAAATTGTCCTTAGCGTCTTGTAGTTTGTGCAGATGATCCGCCTCTGCATGAATCCTTCTGGCAGGGCTGACTTGATTCTTTCAATTGGTGCGCCATCTTCAATCAATCCGTTCAGGTACTCCAAGTGATCTTCATTCAACCTACTAATAAAATCCCTTTGTGTCAAGAGGCGGCGTTTGATTGTGTGCATGGTTGATTCACTTTGCTTTGTCACGCCAACCCTGTAGGTATCAAACTCCGACCACCAATACCGGGGCGCATTAACATCAAGCCACACCACCATTGACTCAAGGAACTTATTGTGCCCACCATCCTTTCCTGATAGACGAAGGGAAAGCTCATATCCTTTAAGCCAACCAAGTCCATCATCAGGTTCCCATGTTTGCCCGAAGGACAGGCTGAGTCCAAGTAGTGATTCCTTGAACCCAGCCTCCCTGATAACGCTTGCTATCATATCTCCTCCATTAGATTGCTTGCCTTAAAATATTTTTACGGATTGACGCATCGACTTGAGTGTATCTACCCCTAAGATGTGTGCCACAACCGTTACATTGATACCTTTGATATATTCCGGTTTGCGTCATTCGAGTTCCGTTTTTGACCACATTCACACCACCACAATTCGTACACACTGGACTCGTATCAGATGGATGAAAAAGACCCATGTTCGGATGGTTGGTAATCCACGGAAGGATCTCAAGGTACAGCTTCTCAGTCAGCTTAACATCCTGCCTATTGTACTTCTCCATCCTCTTCCAAGCCTTCTCGTCACCCGCCAAACACTTTGTCCATAGTTCGTGGCCTTCGTGCTTCACCTTCCCACCAATGCCAAGCCTTTGTGCTACATACTCCAGCTTGTTAGATGGATAGCGGAACTTCTTCTTAACAACAGACAGCAGGTCGATTGATTTGTAGGGTGCTGGTGGCTTAAACCCTGCGTCAAGGATCATTGAGTTAAGGTATGGCAGATCAAAGCTGTCACCATTGTAGGTGATAACTGCATCAGCCGCTGACAATAGATCCCATGCAGCAATCGCAACCTCATCATGGCTAAAGAACATTGTGTCCTTACTACCAAGCCACTTCGCAGCGAAGCACATGACATAACCGCTCATTCTAAGCTGATTCAAATTCACATTCTGCCGCCATAACCCCCAAACATCTGCCAAATGTGGCGATGTCTCAATGTCGATTGTGAGAATGTTCAACAGTCTTCTCCTTCCACAACTTTTACCCATGTAAACCCGCCAGACTTGTGGCCACCATGAATCGCGGTGCTAATGTTTTGTGGATTTATTCCATACGCTTCGCCAGCGTCCTTAATGCAATCAAAAGCATCCCCCGTCTCAACGCAGCGAACACGAGTAGCATTCGGGTTTCCTGACCGAACCCACTCGGCACTACGCCTTTCCCTTTCCGCTTGGAGGCCCCCGATTCCGTTACGATTAGCCTCTACAGCTGCCAGCAGAGCCGCTTCGGTAGGTGTGTCCCCGATCATCCTATTGTATGATAAGCCAGATGCCTTATATATCCCAGTCCAGAAAGACTCAACAACCTCGGCATCTTTGCGAGATGCAAACCCGGACATAAGGGTTGAGATATGGAAGTCATCCCTTTCTTGATTAAGCATATCAATATATAAGCTATTATGCTTACGGTGCCGTTCATTTTTCCTGCTAGACCAATGTCTGTCCATCCTCCTCTTTATGCCAGCTGAAGTAAGACCAACATACACCTTGCCGTTAACCTTGTTCTCTATCTTATAGACTTCATACATCAGGCTTCTCCCTTCCCCACACATCAGCAAGCAGGGGACTCGTTTCAATGTCAAGAGTTAGGATCTTCATACTTGCTCATCCAATTTGTTAATCATAAATTCAATGTACTGTTGTGCCTTATGCAAGTCTTGCTTACCACCCTTCTGCTTGTATCTACACACATACTTTATCACATTACCTTGACAGAAGTCAAGATCGTTTGCTTGGATAAAACTGATGGGAGTAATCTCCATCTCGTTGTAGTAGTCTGGATACATCAGGTATGCCTCCTTGTTTTGTTGTTATTCTTTATCGCAATAACTGAAGCGAACTTCCAACCCAGCCCACAGAGCAAAGTAGTATTCAGCAGTAGCACCACGGCTCCTTGACCATCCATCAAGCATATAAATATGAGTTGCATGGTTATTAAGAAGCTCAATGTCACGGGAACGAGCAGTCTGCTTGAATCCATCAGTAAGTTCTGCATTATTATCTGGATCAAACCCAAGCTCCTCATCAATCCTTACCGGGTTAATAACACCATACCCAGCCTTCTTCAGCTTTTCCTCTGCCTTGTAGAACGCATCAGAGTTGTAGCGTGGATAACCCCCCATTGGGCCGGATATGTAGACAACATCCTTTGGAGGTGACGGCTGATTAGGGAACTCTACAAGTGTGTCCATGTAGTTGTACGCATACTTGTAACTGCGAGTCCTTACATCATCGTCATCATTAAAGATAAGCTCGCAATCTTCGTAATCATCCTGACCATCGGCAACCTCCCATCCACCATACTCGCTAAGGTGTGGCATCTCCCTGTAAAGCCTCCAGTCTCCGCACTCTTCCATGGCTGCGAACTGGAAACCCTCGTACTTGTCCCAATCAATCTTCATTCGCTCCTCCGATCTCGAAGTTGACAATCTTTTCAGTCCACTTGAATCCCCTACCAAGTCTTGCGTACGCCCTTCCTTGCGCCCCGTTCTGACTCTTTGATAGGATCACAACACCATCACTACCAAGCTCAGGTTGTCCGGCTACTTGCGGATACCTGTGCAGTAAGATAATATAGCTTGCGTCCTGCTCAATCTGTCCAGACGATCTAAGCTCATCATTGCGTGGCTGACGATCTAATTCGCGCCTGTCTGGCCTTGCCAACTGCGACAAAAGAATGATAGGTACGCCAGCTTCACGAGCAAGAGTCTTTAATGCGCGAACAACATTACTTACTCTCGTGAAGTCCTGATCATATCTTGACCACGGTATGATTTGTAAGTAATCAATAAACACCATCTTAACTCCACGCTTCCGCACATCATCACGAATTGATCTTGCAAGAGCAGGTAGTTCAAGATGGTCAAAGGTGAGATAGAGCGGCGAGTCAACGAGTCTACTCTGTGCATATGCAAGTGACTTCCAAGACTCCGAAGCATCACCAACAAACTCTTTCGTCTTAATCTCTGTGACTGACAGCATTGAATAGAATGATGTCAAGCGCAGAAGAAACTGCTGTTCGCTCATGTCGTAGCTATAGAAGCTGATCGGGTAACCGTCTTGAAGGAGCGGGTCTGCAACGCACAAGGCGAACGCCGTCTTTCCAACTGTAGGTCTTGCGCCAACCACAACAAGATCATCAGGCAGAATACCACCTATCTCACGGTCAAGTGATGGGAACCCGATAGGTAGCCCTGCAGCTTCACGACCCTTAGAATCAAGGATTGTGGAGATTGTCTTGGCATACTCTTCAATCATTACCTTTCTATCGTTTGAGTATAGCCCAGCCTCAATACCCTGGACAGTCTCCTTAATCTTCTCAATCTCTTCGGATGCTGTAGCTGTAGTGAAGTCCTTGTTCCTAAGCTCTGCCAGCTTCATCCTTGCAATGCGTTCAAACAGAACACCAATGTAATACTGGTAGCTTGACCTGAAGTCACCGTACTCGAGGCACTCCATCAGGAAAGAACTGAAGGATCGCTCACCATTAACGGCTTGATGGTAAAGGATCGGGTCTACCTTCTTTGCCTCTTCGCTAACCGTAAAGTAGGCAGGTGTTAATCCAGTTGTTTGGTACAAATGAGCGATAGTCTTGACAGCAAGAGCAGCCCGGACATCACTGAACGCACCAATAATATCACCAACAGACTCAAGGATCTCCGTGTGGCGTGAGTGATTCTGGTCAAGCAAGATTCCAACTATGACCTGTTCAGGATTGTAGTTCGATGACGCTACCATCTTGCAAACGCTCCTTCATTAATCGCTTCACCTTGCACCGGGCTGGATGATGGAAGCCAAGACTCCCAGTAGTCATCCCTAAGGAAATTGTGTGGCTTCCTTACGAACTGGTTACCATCGGGGTACTCCCCCTTATATGCCCTTGTTGAAGCAAGCAATGCCTTGTGCTTATGCTCTTCCTCGTCAAACCCGTGACGCATCCATTCAACAAATGCTTGCCGCTTGAACCCAGTCTTACGGTTCCCTCTTGTGCCACTCATCGGATACATTGTGTACCACTCTATGAATGGTTCAGGGTAATCCACCTTGCCCTCGTCTATCGGTTCACCAAGAATATCAAGTGCATCCTTCTCTGTAAGGATACTCTTCTTGATAAGACGAGCAACCAATAAGGGGATTGCTTTGTTAGGGTCTTTGTATAGTTTCATGTTAACCCTTGGGGCTTCCTGCCCTTTTTGTTCCCTCTGTTCTCGTATCTCTTGCCAGCATTCTCGGTTACATTCTTTATGTAATCCAAGTATTCCTTTGGTGTGCAGAACGCAATGAAGTGAAGTTCATCCTCATAGCCTTCAGCAAACTCAGCCTCAGGCGTGAAGTCAAAGACGGGGATATCATGCTCTCTTCGTTTAGCCATGTCACGCCTATGGCATTCCCTGCAATGTCCCCGCTTTTCCCCTACACCCCACACCTTTGACTGTGCAAAGTCATCGGCATCCTTTAGACGCTTGCACTTTGTGCAGAAGATTTGCCCGACAGCCACTTCTCCCATGAATCATACCCAATCTTTGATAGGAGCTTGTTCGCATTGTGCATCTTGAGGTGGCCCTTGATTGCAATGTGACCACAGTTAGGGCAGCGAACAAGACCCAGGTCATCCCATTGTGCCTCGTGATTAACACTCCCGTTCTTAGCGTATGGCTTGATGCAAACGCTACAAGTGTCAGGACGGTTGGAATGAACGCTCATGCTTTGGTTCGGCATCCCCTTGTAGAACACACTCTCAAGCTCACGAATGAACCTACTGTGATCCACTCCACCTCCCAATGATCCAGTCTTTTGCTCTTCCAGTAAAGAATCGAATCGCATTCTCGTATCCCTCCTTTTGTGGTGATGGGTAGTTTTCTTTTAGCCATTCATCCACAGACTTTTCAACAAACATCTTAACCGTCTTGACATGGGAAGGGTCACGATTGCCCTTCAGGATTGCAACGGCGGCCCCCGACTTGGTGTCTGCAATCATCCTCCCCAACCTCTC